ATTTAGAGACATAAATCTCTCCTTGAGCTATTCTTGAGTAACTTGTACTATCTTTTTCTACCATTTCCCAAAATCCATCAAAATCATCATCTAAAAGCTCTGTCCATTGGGCATATAAAAAAAGTTTAACCGTATAGACTGTGCCTGTATCATCAGAAAGAAGCCTTCCTATAGTTGCTTGGTTTGCTTCAGTCACTTCAGTCCTATACGGGCTCCCAGAAGTACCATCCCCAAGTGTACTACCTCCAAAATCAGTAGCTCCTGTAAAATCTTTAGAAATTGTTACCATATAACTTTTATTCGCAGTCTCAGAGTCAAGAGTCACAGTCATTTCATAATCTGCGCCTTGTAATATCTCTATATTAGCAAACGTTTTTGTCGTTTCAGGCATTTACTTCCCTAATATAAAAATACTAGATTTGCTGAATCAGCTTGTGTAGCACATATTGGATAAATATGCCCTGCTAACATACCAGTAAAAGTAATTTCTACCCCAGCCACATATATCTGATGAGCTGCAGCTGTTTTAGCATACACCGCTCTACATGGGTCGTAAGCAGTATCTGCTGAAATTTCTACCGCCTTTATATAAGGCGCAGTACTTTCATCTACTGTGTAGTCTTGTAATCCTTTAGCCATTTCTTTCTCCTTATCTTAATTCTGCGTATTCGACTGCAACAGCTTCACCAGTAGCATCGTCAGTTAAAATCCAATCACCAGCTCCAGGTGTAGGTAAAAATATTCCTTGACCTGATTCTAGTACTGCTATTGCAATATCTGCGTTACCTGCACCTGCGTCACTACCATCGCTACCAGCGTTAAATTCAGTATGCGTAACTCTTCTTGAAATTGTAACTTTTGTAGTCGTTTCAGATGTCGTGCTTAAACCACTATCATATTTAAATCCAGTATGCTTAATCCATAGTCCATCAGTGCCAGCTACTGTCGCAATTGTATTTGAACTTGTTCTACTTTGCTTATGACCTGCAGCATTGCTACTCCAAGTTGGAGCTGTGCCTGTCCAAACCGAATCTGATTTTGAAGCAGAAAGACTTCTCCCTATATCAGCCTCTATTGCTTCATGCACAATACCTTCAAAAACAGTATTTGTTTGTATTGGTGTTACGCTAACTGCGTAATCTATTCTTCCTGCCATAATATATCCTTTTATTTAACTGCACTAAAACTAGATTGAGCTATATAAATCTTATTTTTATTGCTTTCATTCTTAGAAACCTTCTTGTGAAAATTTCTCATGTAATATTCTTTCTTTTCTAAATCGCCATCTCTTTCAGCAACCATAGCTCTTAAGTAATCAACAATAGCTAAAGAGAGAACTCTATTTAAATTTAAATGACTTAACTCTGTAGGTGAAGTTACTTCAGTTAAGCTTGCATATGCAGTACTTTCAGGGTCTTGAACTACAAAAGGCTTTACAAGAGCAGTATATTCTACTCTTAAACCATTTGCTATTGTTTCATCTGGGTACGAAACGCCACTTGTAGTTGAACTACTTGGGATAACCATTTTATAACCATCCAAAGTAGCTATTTCTCCATCTAGCCGAGATGTTATTCTATACACTTCAAGAACTTTTCCTTGATGATAATACGCAAATGATTTATTAGCTTGATAACTCATTATGGATTTGTATCCTCTACTACATTAGGTCTAGAAGTAATTCTTTTAATTCTTTTATATTTATTATCATCTGAGGTGTCTAGTATGCTAATACTTTTAAGAGAAATCATATCAGTAGGTAAATAATAATCTCTAGTGCCTTCTGTTAATGCTTGTTTTTCAACTTTAGTCACAATATCTGTAGATGATTGAATTTGAGTAATTGCATCTTTTATAAATGCAATAGCAAGAGATGTATCTCTGGTATTAGCTCTTTCCATTATTTCCAAAATAGTCATTATGTCGATGCCCCTTGTTCTTTACGTTGACTTGATTGTTGTGGCTCAGGAGCAGTTATAGAACCAGTAATTGCACTTAATTCGTTAACAGCTCGTTGATAATACATCCCACTAGTTTGTATTGATTGTTGACTTTTTGAAGTATAGACTTGAGCAGCTTGTAATTTAGTCGTTGCTTCTTGTAAGTATTTATTAGCATCTGCTAATTCAGCTTGAAACTTTTGATTCCTAGCCCCAACAATTTGACCATAATTTTGCATATCCAAAGTAAATTGCTGAACTTGTTTTTCCATATCTTTACTAGCCTTACCTATTTCAGCTTCATATTTTGAAATCTCACTAGAAATTCTTTGTCCTTCTTTTTGGACTTCTGCTTGATATACTTGCACATCTAAAGTAAAAGTTTGAATTGATTTACTTAAACTTGCTTGATACCTAGCAATCTCAGAATCAACTCTAGTTTTCTCTTTTGAAAGCTGAGCATTATAAATAGATACATCAACACCTGTCCTTTGTGCCTCTTTTTGTATCTCTGCTTGATAAGCAGCAACATCTGCTTGATATTTTGAAATGGATTTTGAAACTTCTCTTTCATATTTAGCTAAAGAAGAACTCATTCTTCCTGATTCCTTTTGAACCTCAGCACTATATTTTGTTATATCAGATTTTATTCTTGAATCTTCTTTTGACACAGCTGCATTATGCTTGTCTAACTTAGATTTTATTCTATTTGCTTCTTTTTGAACCTCTGATGAATATTTAGATATATCATTTTGATATATACTCATTCTCTCACCTAATTTAGCAGAAAAAGCTTCTAATTTAGTTTTTTCCTTTTGAATAGCAGCCCCAGCTCTTTGCAATTCTATATTTGCAACTCCAACTGTTGAGTTAACCATTTCAGAATCTTCATCAGCCAACCATCCTTCGGCAGTTGTTGTATAAGCCCCACCACTAGCGTCATCAATTAATTTTTCTGCTTTTGTTAATGCATCTGTAATAGAAGTATTATCTAAAGAATGAACTCCTTCAGTTGGCTTAGTAACTGTAGTCGGAGATGAAAAATCAGATGGCAATGCTTCAGCCAATGAAAAACTACTAGGAAGAGAGCTTGAAATAGAAAAATCTGAAGGAAGAGGACTAATTATTCCATCGAAAGATGGTAAAGAAGAAGATATACTAAATGTTGTAGGCAACGCAGCGGATACAGCAATATCCGATGGAAGACTATCACTAAAACTAAAAGTTGGTAATGCCCTAGAAAGAACTATAGATGATGGCAATGAACCTGATATACTAAAAGTTAATGTACCACTTGGCTCAGAAGGTAAAATTATTGATGGAATATTACTTTTATAATTGTTAATTATTGTAGTAACAATTGCATCTATTTGAGTTTTACATAAATCTCTATAAACAGAAGATAATCTAAAATGGTCAAGAGAAGCAGCATAAAATAATACTATATTCTCATATTCTGTCAATATCCAACTATCTGTATTCTCATCAATAATAGGAGGAGCAGAATAAACTATTACTCCTTTATCACCTGCTTTAGCCGCTATATTTTCAGAGATTCCACCTAAAGGAGTATATGTTTGCTGACTGTCAGTGGCATTATAATCAGGGTCAGGCTTTATATATATTTTACCACTTAATTTATAAAATTTTGGAAACATCTTAGTTGCACTAAGCAAACTAGATGATTCGTCAAATATATGAATGTTTTTATCAGGAGATTCAGCCGCTACTCTCTTTTTCCCTCTATAATAATCAGTTGTTACAGAATTTAATGTTACAGACGTAGTTGTAGCTCCATCGTAACGGTAAACTGCTAATATTTTATCATATGCAATAGCAGAACCTTGACCTAAAGACTCATAGTTATTAGTATCCACAGAATCCCAACCATTTACTTCAGTCTCGGACGCAATTGTCCATAAAAATTTTTCTGGTAAAGCCGATAGTAAAAACTTTGAACCAGCGTTAATATATGGAACTAAATATCTAGACTTACTATCGTTCCCAGTAATATTATTTACTTTTTCCCAAATCTTCATTTAATACCTTATAATCTGCGGGGGGAATAAATCCCCCCACATTAATGATTATTTGTGTTATGCAGTTACTATTTCAACTACGTCAGAACTAAGAGCTGCACCGTTTTCAACGTACCATACTTCTATGTCACATTTACCTGCGGTTGCAGCTGCAGTAGCTACAATACTATCAAAAGTATCATCAGCCGCTAAAACATAAGCACCTTTATCTGATGGGGATAAAACCACACCAACAGTTACGCTTCCTTTAGCAGTTGCTGCTATTAATTGAGATGAACCTGTAAAGCCAAGTGAAAACGTTGCACTACCACCTGAAGTCATAGCTTCAGTTACAGTAGCAGAAACACCAAGAATGACATCTCCTTTACTGAATGTATGTATTGCGTCAGTTCCTACAGCTTGAGCACCAAAGTCAAGTCTCATTTTCTTTACTTTAACACGAGAAACATCCGATACTAGACCGTCTGCTTTGTTTTGTCCGTACATTGGATTAGCCATTATTCATTACTCCTTTTAAGTAGTCCAGATAGCATGGGCTTCGGGCATATGAATTTCCAAGCCAGCTTCTGTTTGGATTAAGTCGACTCTACGGTCAACGCCACTATTTTCAAGAGTTTGAACACCAACATAAACTGATGTATCACGATTTTGTCCATTACCAACTAGAGGTCGGTAAGCACAATATCTCATATTGACACCAAGTAAGCCAATGTTAGTTCCGTCAAGGTGAATATTTCTAGCAACTTGCATATCTCCATAAGGAGTGGAAATTGTTGAAATATCAACACCAAAGACTTTACGTTTCCCAATCATTGACATATCAGCACGAGCTAGTGAGTTTCCACCACCAGAAACGCTTTGAGTTGCACCGTCAACGTAAGGCTGAACTTGACCAAGATTGTTAGCAAAGTAACCACTTAACTTATGTAACCAGTTGTAAACAGCTGTGCTACAAAAGAAAACAGTTGCATTTGCATTGTTATATCTAGGGTCTAGGAAAGCACTCATGTCATCAAGAAAATCATCTTGTGATTTTGTTGCGACTGCTAGAGAGAATTGATTACCAAATCCACTAATGTAGTTAATAACACCATCAGTATACCAAGCAGAGTCTGCCGTACTTGCTGTGCCATTAAACAATAAAGATTGCTCAATATCGTATTTGTGTTCAATCAGTTTCTCTTTCCATACTCTTGCCCATTCGCTAGAATCATACTTCAGAACAGTTGCTCTTGCAGTATTATCCATAGCCATTGAAGTTTTCCAAATCTGAGTATTTCCATATCCAGTTTTGAAAGGTTGGTCTTTCCATGTTTCAGGATAACCACTACCTTGCGAGTGAGCAGTACCAATAACGTAAGAACGTTTTACTGCTAGGGCTTCTTGAGATTGATTACCAATACCTGAATCTTCACTATGCTTATAAGTAATGTGAAGAGATGATGGTGTTCTGATTACTGCACCAGTTAATACTACCATATTAGCTACAGCTGCATCTTCTACTGCGTCTACTCTGAAAACATAGTAATCAGTAGCAGCTTCAGCGCCAATTGCACCTGCTCCTGTTGGTATCTTAACTAATTGACCAGGTACGAAAAAACTAGGTTTTGTACCAGATGCACCAATTGCGATAGCCGTTGCTCCATACACAGAGCCTCTGTTGCCTGCGATTTCATAATCGCCTGCCATTGTTACTTTTGTGGTAGCTGCCGTCATTGCACCGTCTTGTGCGGGGGCACTACCATCAGAACTTCCTCCGTAGCTATAAGCATAACGCTTATGGAAGGAAGGTCGTCTCTCAGTAAATTTAAACTGAGGGTCGTCACATGGTTTCTTAGACAGTTTTGAAACTAAACGGAAGAATGGGTCTTGGGCTATTGCCAGCTCAGAAACCCTACTTCCGAAGTTATATTTCCGTCTAAGGTCACCAGTCGAAAGACTACTATTATCATCAGCAACACCTAAGTTGCCCAGATTAAATAAATCAGCCATTTGACTTGCTCCTATTCTATTTAGGGTTTAGCAGATGGCTAATAGTCTAATTCATTTAGCTATTAACCAAATGCGTGTTCTAGTTCCTTGTCAACCCCTAGTATAGAATCGAAAATTTGAGCATCTTCTGAAGTCTCTACTTTTGTAGAACCTTTAGTCGCAAGTGATTTTGGTCGTTGTTGAGTCTCTTGAACTTTACGAACGGCATTTCCACTAGCAGATTTGGCGATGTTTTCTTCTCTTAAACCTCTGTTCTTCAGATAGTATATATCATCCAAAGATAATGATTGATTTTCTGCAAATGTTTTAAAGTCATTCCATTCAGAATCATTCATATCATGCTTAGATTTAAAATCTGATAACTGTCTTTCAAGAGTAAACTCTTTCTTTTGTTTATCAAGTTCATTATTAAGCTTTCTTTGAACAACTCCATCAATAGTAGCATTTAACACTTTTGCTGAATCACTATCAGGATTACCAACTGCTTCATCGGGGTCAAAAATAAAATCTTCACCAAGATTCATTTTCTCAACCATACTTTGTGGGGCTTGACCACCACCGTCAAAATAGCCTTTCACATGAGAGACTAAATTGGGGTCTTTACGCATTTCATCAAGTATAGGTAAGTATGGTTCGAGTTCAGACAAACGTCGGTTAAGACGTTTACCCTCTGCACTAGAATCTGAATACCTTTTTTTGAGAGTCTCGATGTCCTCTTGCTGAGCTTCGCCAGTTAGTTCTTCTACTTCTTGTGTGTTATCACCTTGAGTTTCTGAGGCTGTTGAAGTTTCATTTTCAATATTGTCTACAATTGCACCATTGACTTCTTGCTCTAATTGACCAAAAAAGTCATCTTGTGCATCATCTGAAATAAAACTTTCGGGGGCAGAATTTACTTCTGCGTTGCCTACTTGTGCTTCTTCCATTTATATAGCCTTTATTTTAATTTGTTGAATTTACTTTTTTTCTTTGCTATCTTGCAAATTCTTTTTTCTATCTTCATCTAAAACTTTTCTGTAATATTTTTGTTGAGCTTTTGTCTCCATCATATCTCTGTCTACCTCTTTAGAGCCTGTCTCAATATTATGTCTAATACCTGCTTGTACTAATTGTCTGCTTAGAGTCTCTATTGTTCCATCTTTATCTTTTACAGCTTCATCTAATTGCTCTACTTGTTTTTGCAACTGAGCAACCATAGATTTTCTTTCAATTATATTTTCTTTCCCTCTTACATCTGTCTCAGCTAACATAGCAATATCATCAATAAGACCAGCTTGATACCATCTAAAATACTCTTCAATTAATGCCCATCTATTTACTGGCATAGAAGCACCAGCTACAATTCTAATATCAAACCTTGAACTTGCATAATCAGACCACTTATTTATTTCTTCCCCATAATCATTATAAATAGGGATATTAATTCTTGTTTCTTTTTCAACATAATCACCGCCAGCATTAGGTTGAACTATTCTAAATACTTTATCAACAGTATAATGAGTTTGTGCAATTTCTTTGAATGCGATTCCAACTTGCTCCAAAGCAGGTTCTAAAATAGAACCCATCCATGCTTTAATTCTCCTTGTTCCAAATTCATCATTAGCTAAAAGACCTCTATATGTATCTGGCTGCTGTGTAGTAAAACCCATCATAGAACTTGGTATCCCAGCAATATATTCCATATCGGACTTACCTTGCTCTGTAATAGTATAAAAAGCATTATTAATAGCGGCAGGTAAAATTGGAGTTGGTGGAGTAAATCCTTGTCTATATTTCAATAAAGCACCTGGAGCAGATGAGTATTGTTCCCACTCGTCTTCAGGAACAGAGCCCTCTTCATACATCCATCTAAGATTTGAAGCCAAATTTGCATTATGAATCATTACTTGATGAGCTTTATTAATCTCTTGTTGTTTGCCAATCATTGGAGATACAGCTGACATAGGATAAGGAGTTCCTGTATATAAATAAGGAACAGGTATGATTGGATATTCACGAATAGGTAATATATATTCGTATAATGTTATGTCCGAACCTAACGTACAAGTAATCTTAACTCTTGTCTCAAAATACTCTGATTCATTTACAATAGAAGCACTTATTTCTTCGTCTTGAATTAAAATTTCATACTCTTCTTTACTTACTACCTTTTCTTCAACCTTATTTAATCTCTCTTGAGTAGCATATTCAATTTCAGCTCTTTTTTGTTGTATACCGTCTCTTAGTGAGTCTTGTGCTTTTTTAATTTCTAATTCAGCTCTATCTCGTATTATTTCTCCAGCATTTAAGGCATTCTGAATCTGTATTATTTTTTCTTTGGTAGCAACAGCTATCTCATCTTCAAATTGCTTTAGCTTTTTATTAGCTACCATTTTTATATTATCTATATCTTCTTTAGTCGGATATACTTTAACGCTTAGATTGTAATATGGAACACGAATTTTTTCATAACACTCATGATATGGGATTAAATCATCCTTATCGCCCTCAGGAGAAACAGTAGTTATAATATCTTCAGGTATAATTGCACTAGACTCTCCTCTATCTGCTTGAGAATAAGCATCGATTGAACCCTGCTCACTGGCTTTATTTACTTTTCTAATATCCTCAGGAAACATTGATTTTAACTGTTCTCTCGCTAAAACTTTTCTAATAATGATAAAAGAAGCATCTCTGTAAAGAAAATCACGGCTCATTGGGTCTGGGAAGACATCAAAAGGGTCTATTTTCTTAAAAACAACATCCCCTTTACCATTATCTAAATCTTGGTCAATATCTATAAAGAAATATCCCATCCCCTTAGTAAGTGAATCTAATATTACATTCCCATAAACTGCTTTACCATTTGATAAACTCCAGCAATATTCAGATATGTCGCTATGGACTTGTGCTATATTTGTATCGCTTCCCTCAACCGCCACAGCTTTCCACTTTGGGTTATTTGCTGTAACAAAATATTTCATTGTTTCTATAATAGGTGTTATTCTATTAATCTCAAAAGTAGGCATCCCTGATTCTTTCAATGAATCCTTTTCTTCTTCAGTCAATTGTTCATTAAGATAAAAATCATACCCTTTTTGACTTTCTGATTGCCATTTTATTCTCTCTTGAGAATTGGCAGTACTCCACATTTGATATATTCGTTCAGATTTTTTAGTTCTAGCCATATGTACCTTTACCTGATGTCATTACGAAACTAACCAACCTTTGGCTTTTCTTTTTGGTCTATACCACTCTCTAGTTTTTTCTTTTTTCTTCATATTTGGCGGGAAAGCGTGTAAAAGTGAATAAAACAGTGTCTCTATGGTGTCATCATGTGCCATTCTCGGGCCAAATGTAACAATTTCATGCTCTAAATCAAACATATTTTCTCTTAAATGTATATTTCCTGTACTAAAACGACCAGAAAGACCCGAATATATCTTATTTCTCTTCTCTCTTCCCCCTGGTTTCTCTGGAATAACGCTAATATCAAATTTGTTTTCTATTCTTCTTCTTTCATTTAATGCCTGGAAAACAGACCTATTCATAGCAACATCCTCAACAGTAGATGATATACAATGGTATTTTTGATGCATATCCATTATATAATCAACTACACCCTTTTTCCCTATAATCTTATCTCCACCATCCCTACCTGCTAAAGTAGGTATTGACCTATGCCTTTCATACTCCAAAACATACACATCATTCTCAGGAGTAAGAGCTACTGCCATTATAACTGAGAAATCAGCATTTTTAGTATTAATATCCGTTGCAGGGTCACAACCAACAAAGATATTGACAGGAATTTTTTCTCCTTCAATAGTGATGTAATTGACCCCATCTTCATGTTTGTAATATCCTTTCCAATACTTTATGTATTTTCTACCCCAAACTGCTTCGTCCTCATTTTGTACCTCAAGCTCATATTCTTGATAGTACCCATGTATTCTGCCTGCCTCCTCGTATTCCTTCTTCATCACATTTAATCTTTTTCGAGGGAAATATGACTCCCACAATACTCCTCCTGGCATTTCAGGTTGAGTAGATTTATAACTAATCACATCCCAAGTGTAATCATCTTTATTCTCTGCTTTTTCATAACCATCTAATATGTTTTGACATAAACTATCAAAATGGACAGGGGTTCCTGCAAATATTAATCTTCCACTATGCAAATCAAGAGCAGGCTTTACACCATTATATACAATATTCTTAATTTTTTCTCTTGCATCTTGAGTCACAGTATTTGTTTCACTCTCCGTATCGTCAAGAGCTACTACATCATATCGTTTTCCTAGATAATTTTCCCCTCTTACACTCGACAGATTAGAGCGACTAATTAGCTTTGCTCCAGTAGTAGTAACAATATCAGTTTCAGTCCACTTTTCTCCAACAACATTACCAAAATAATATTGGATTACCTCATTAGATGAGAAGTGTTGTTTAATATATTGAAGATTTAATATAGATTTTCTATGATTATCGGACACCCAAGCTATAAACATTAACTCATCTGGCTTCTTAAATAGAATCTTATTCATAAGATAAGTTTTAAATAGCTGAGTTTTACCACTTCCTCTGGGTAGAATTAATGCTAAAGACTTAGTAGTAGGTTCTAATAACGCATCTCCTATCTCGTAATGGAATGGAGGGGATTTAGATTTGCCAAAATCGCCAGGAAGGAAAAGCTTACCAAATGCAATTAAGTCAGTTCTGGCTAATTCTAATACTTTTTCGGCTTCAGAGACATCTCTGGAGTTAATATTAGCCATTATTTAATTTAAATTTATCTTTATTTGGTAGTTTTCTAGTGTCAAGCACTTCTTTAATATATTCTTTAAACATCTCTGCTCCTTTAAATCTTGGAGGAGGGTATATCTTGTCTTCATTTATCATAAAGAATCTACACATATTGCCTAAGTCCTCAAACGAGACTGGATTATTATAATATAACAATATTTCATCTTCAGGGTGTTTTTTACCTTGAACTACAGTCCATTTTTTAATTACACCCATTATTTTTTACTCCTTTTCCAAGTCAAATATTCAGCGCCCTCATTTGGTTCAAATATGGTCGTTATAAGTCGAGGGTCGTTATCTGCGTATTGAGGGTCGATAATTGTGACTGGACATTTGAATACATTTTGGTCAGGCAATCCCTTGTCTTCAGCGTATCTATCCATTTCTTTATAAGATGCGATTCTAAGTGCATGGGATATTAGTCCACTTGAAGGGTCTTTCAATACTTGGTATCCACTAACATGGGTATGTCCTGCCGTTAGTACATGGTCACGCCAGCCCATTTGTATTGCTTTTACTAGCCCATGAGCAGTATTCCACATTGAATGACCTGCAAAATTATGTCTTGCATTTATTCTAACTTGCTTTTTATTGGGGAATATTAAGTTCATCCTTACACCATTATTACTAAAGATTCCATTACTTTGGCTGCACATCCATTCTAATGGGTCACCTGCCCCACTCCAAGCATCATGATTACCTCCAACTAAGTATAACCAATCAACTTTTGAAATAAAATGTTCAGTTAATCGCCAAGATTCTTTAGCTGAAGAAGATTGTTCTCCATAAAGACGGGCTAATCTACCAATCCAGTTGTTCTGATTGTCTCCAATGTTACCACCAAACATCCCCTCTGTCTTTTGAATTAACTCTGCGTGCATTAAAAGTTCTGCAATATTAGTACCATCATCATCTATATGGGGGTCACCGAAATGAGCAATCCCAACAGGCCCATCCATATTGATTTTAACATTAATAAGATTCTCAGCATTTTTTGCTTTACTCTTTAATGCATACTTTTTAATCCTATTTTCAATCAAATCACCTATTGGCTCATTACCTGTAGGAACATCTTCGACTGTAAAGTCTTCAATTAACTTCTCTTTATTAACAATAGATTTCCATTTACGGATTGTCCTTATATGAACACCCATTATTTCAGCTGCATACCTATTATTATATTCATTAGCTAGCTGAGTCGCTTTTTTATAATCGTTTATACCAAATTTTCTATGATTTTGTGTACTCACTTACTCTCTCCTTCAGTTAGTTCTTTTCTTTCAGCCTGTGCCAGTTGTTTTGGAGAAAAACCTTGAAACATACCAACGATACCTACATCTCGTTTAGTAGTAGGATTCGATGTCCCAATAATTTTACCTAATTCTTTTAAAGATTGGAGGACTACATTCTCCTCTTCTCCTGTATCTGCTAATGCTTTTAGCCTGCGAAGTACATATTCGTGGTCAATGCCAAGCCCTTTTGCTATATCAACAACACCTTTTTCTACTTCATTCATAATTCTCTCCTGTTTTAATAGTAGAACTGCCTTCTTTTTTGCTTTATTGAAATCATTTTCTTTGTATATGTTTTGGACAGCACTTACAGCATCCTTACCTACAATAACTTCAGTAGCAAATAGCTTTTCTTTTTTAGTAATATTTTTTCGTTTTTTAAAATTATCGTTAGCCCTCTTTAAATTCTTAGAAAATGTATACCTATTTGGGTGCATATCAAAATCTGTGTCCATCTCAGTTTTATCATTTAGTAAAAATGTACCAACAACAGTTCTTACATAGCCTTTATGTGCTTTCCAATTTTTTCTATCTGATGGATGTGATATGTCACTTCTTTTTAATATTTCGACAACTCCTCCATCGTCTGCAATCACCCAATCTCCCTCTTGTGGGTCGTCTTTCCACTTTTTAACAGTTGTATGTTTCTTTATTTTCTTAAATTCAGCAATATTATCATATACAAAATGTTTTTTGCCCTTTATTTCTTTATAATTCATAACCCTTCTTCTTTAGCTTTTCATTCTCAGTAGCCAAAGAATCAATTAATCGGAGTACTTTTCTAGGAATAACATACGCAGAACCATCTATATCAATGATTCCCTTGCCGTCATCTCCAATAGACATACTCTCTAAAGCCTCCTCTAGCTCTTCAAACGTCTTGTTTGATAGATTATTTATTATCTCAGCCATTGTAGAATCTATAACTGCCCACGTTATATATACAAATTATAAAAAAAATATTTTATGTACGCCAGGAGTGTATTTTATCTAAAGACGCTTGGAGATTTTTAAAAGTAATTTTATCAGAATAAAAAGCTTCCATGACTTTATTTTTCTTCTCCACCTGAATATCCTCCGTCTCCACTTCCAATAAAACTCGGACAAAATATTTTTCATTATCAGTCATCTCCTGCCAACTCCTACTACTGTATATTACTGTCTATTGTATACTAGAATCTATTATTAAATCCCACCCGCGCACCCCGAAGCTACCCCTATTGTCAAGTGCAAATCAAGACTAAAAGTAAAAAATTCCGAAAAAAATGGAGGCAAATGCGGTGTACACATATTCACTGGGGGGGACGCCTTGAGTTGGGTTTTCCCTTCTCATGATTTTCGTTGGAAATCATTTCACCTCACTTTAGTCAGAAAAGGAGTATCATATTATGGCTTTAGAGAAAACCTATATGGGACGAGTTAGTTCCAAGAAGAATGGTTGCTTTTATAGTGCGAATCAATCATTTATGGGTATTAGTGCACTCCCTACCGAAGATAGTGCGAAGTTACAACCTCTTTATATTGGTCACACTTCACCATCTTCATTCGTTGCGAAGTATCCTCGTTTGATAGTTACGCTTCAAGACGATGGTAGTGTTGAAAACATCGAAAGAGATGTAGTATTTGTTGATGCCAATGGTGAAGACCATAGTGCATTAGATGCTATGACCAACGATGGTTCAACTCCTCAAGCACGAGATAGTGAAGACGATGATGAGGATGGCGTAGCGTAGTATTTCAAGGGTTTGGGTTGTGCTATTGAAACAAATAGATAGTATAGCCCATTCTCGAAACATTTAGTTAGAGAAGAGTATTTGCATAGTTGCTTGATTACCACACAAAGCGAATGATTGCTCTTCTCAACTATTGTTTTTTTAGGAAACAAGGTAGAAATCAGAGATTTCTTCAATATCTTTTATTTTAGGTGTCTTCGACACAATATTATATCGCTTCGCTCATCATTGTACCAATAAACACGCTTTAAATAACTTTCTAACTAAAGGAGATTACCACATTGAGCTTAATATTTGATGTTTATGCTAAAGTATGGGTAGTTATAGTTCAAGGGACTGACCATTGGCTATACTTTTCCATCTCTAGACAGCAATGTTTAGATTATATGGCATAACGTGGGCAACCACATGAATAAGATTCGGAGTTCTATTTTAAGGGTAACTTGGCAACAGAATGACCCTTACACAAAGATGAATAGTGTAGTATTACCATTAGTATTTAGATAATGGTTCATCAAATCTTTGATAAAGTTATCATTATGGTAAGTCGACAACCGTACCGTGCAGCGGACTTTCAGTATCTCTAATAGAGTATAGCTGATGCTTGACACTATTTAAGGAACAACTTAGTGAATCATAAGTAATGAGACTTTATCATAATCTTTTTATAATAAACAAGGAGACGCTATCTATGGATAATATAATCAAAGGTTGTTTCGGTGCATTATTTGGCATCGCAGTGTATATGACAATTGCTGTTGTATTACAAATCACTGGTGTTGTAAATTTCAATGACGGTATACAAACGGTAACAATATCTAATTGGATATTTGTTGGTTTAATAGGTATGTGTTTTACATTACTATTATTCTCGTTTTATTTCTTATACAAGTGGTATGAGAACATATCAATATGAATAAAATAAAAGATAGCGGTGGAGGATTGGTATCCTATCTGGTCTCATAAGCCAGACTTCGTGAGTTCGATTCTTACCCCCGCTACTGATGATTCTAACGAATGTCAATCTCATGTGGTAAGCCTGAGAAAGTGTAAAGTAAGATATCACTATAAAACAAACCAATAATGTACTAAAATAAATAATTGGTCTTACAAAAATTTGTCTTACTCAGACATTAAATGAGTCGGCTGCATATAGTCGTTAGATAAACCGAGTAATCGGTATAAAGTGGAAGCATCTTGAAGAGATGTTATAAGCGATACTATTTATAGTATTTGAGTATGCAATTGGGTTATATGTAAGGCTAAAGTTAAGTCTCTTTGAGCGGCTAAGTCTTATATTTGTGCTTGGGTAAAGTACAATGAGGTAGTGATACCAATAAGAGAACCCATAGTAAATGGCATAAGTGTGCGAGCAGTTGCTATTTATAGTCGATATATGTTATCTTGTCGAAAGATTAAGATAATAGTTGTCAAGACCATATTCTATGTTTGTCGCAAAACATAAGTATAGGAGGTAGTCGTAGTATACTTGCTCGAAAGAGTGAGAACTACAATCAGCAGCACTACCTTCACCATACCCTTCTTTACCAATTAAGATTGGCAGGCTATACCTGCTATTCATAATAATAAAGAAAATCAATAGTCTGTTGACGGTTGAGAGCATAGGACACTTTACCTCTGAAACAATGAGGTGCATTAAATCCGAAAGATTTGATGTTCATGGTGAAAGCTCAGGTGACTTTATAAGTCTTAGGCGGTCGGCAGACTTGCACTGTAGTTATTAACTGTGTAGATAACTTAACCGATACGAGTGATGAGCGTTACTCATTGTGTCTGACAGGATACTAATCGCAAGATTAGTGGATAAAAGAGGGAAACAATAATCCTCTCAAAGACTTGTCGCTAATGACTGTAATCTCAGGTCAATCAAATTTGGATGTGTGGTAATCCGAGGGGATATACAGCTACCTTAAGCTGTGAAGTTAATCAAACAAAGGCTATTGCCGAAATAATGATGTGGGGACTCTCACTCATTTAGTGATACGATATCGAGGATTGCTCTGCACTCTACAATATGTGAACAACTGAGTAGATGATGTGAAGGGACTCGGCATTATATCCCCAAACTTTTTTTAATCAAATTAGGAGAATGCTAATGATAGCAATAGTGAACAAAGAAAATGATACAGTGTATGAAAATGATGTAATTATAAGGAATGAGCCCGCGATAATGTGTGATTTAGATGGAACTTTAGCGTTAAAGCATAAAGGCAGAACTTGGTATGATGCCAGTACTTGTGACAGAGATTTAATAAATATGCCAATACTTGAAATATGTAGTGCATTCGCAAAGACTCATCATATAGTATTTTGTTCAGGCCGTGAAGATATGTACAGAGAAGAAACTCGTGTATTTTTAAAGAAATGTTTTCACGATTTCATTGAAGGTCATGATTACTCATTATTTATGAGAGAAAGTGGTGATTATAGAAAAGATTCTATAGTAAAACATGAAATATATCTTAAATCTATTAAAGATAAATGGGATATACTGTTTGTACTTGACGATAGAACTCAAGTAGTAACAATGTGGCGTAATGCACTCGATTTAACTTGCTTACAAGTAGCAGAAGGAAATTTCTAATGTTAATGCAACTAACTCAATACAAATCAATGCATAAAAATGGATGGAATATATCATTATGCAAAGGACTAATAGATATTGTATACGATGAAGCATTTTTTGGCATTACATGGGAAAGAGGAAACCTATCATATCATATGTTCTTCAGATATGGAGAATTTAACTATTTTGAAATATATAATAACGATACAGACAGGGTAGAATATTGTAGTGATAAAAATTTGATGAAAGAACATAATGAATTTATGTTTATAGTTGATAGATGTAAAGAAAGGTAAACAATTATGAAAAATCTAACAAAAGATGAAATACTTTCATTGTATGTTGATAAAGTTTCAGAGTTAAAGAAGTTCATACGATTAGGATATATGAATGAAGATACTGATATATTCAAAGATATAACAGAACTAGAGATGCTTGAAACTGTAATGGGATATAATAATGAATTAAAAGAAGAGGAAATAAATGAAACTTAGACAATCACAATCTGCAAGCCAAATACAAGCTTTAAAAGAAGTCGACCCAGATGAATATATATGGCTGGACTTAGGCTGGTTTGATATTGGTGTTAGCAATGATGAGGGCTACTCAAAACAATTTATCTCAGTTGGTAAATATGCATTAGAACCATACGTCAGTGATGAGTTCAAAATAGATATTGTCCAGATAATTGAGAAGTTTTACTACACAAACTCACAAGAGTCTCATCACGAAGACGAGCAATATTTTGAATGGAATGGTAAACTTGTAGATTATACAAACAAAAGAAGGAGAAACAGATATGCCTGATATACATGACATGGAATTGGATGCAAGACCATCAGACCAAGAACTATATGGTAACGACAGTGATAAAGCTGACTGCTCACATAAAAATACCACATATCAAGCAAGAGAATATGATACGAATATTAGCGAAGGCATATCATGTGATGATTGCGGTAAAGAATTAGACCTGTTAGACTATGAACCAGATGAAGATACAATGAGAGGTGATAGATGAAACGTAAATCTTATGAAAGAAATAGAAGATTAATAGGGCAAACACACCCAAAATATGATAAAAGGAGACAAAGAATGTCAATTAGCGTAACACAAAAAGATTTTTTAAAGTTTGAAGAAGTTCGAGAAAGTGGAACATATAATATGTTTGACCCACAAGCAAGAGAAATGACAAATTTAAGCAAAGAACAGTGGTTCACAATAATGCGTGATTATGATAAATTGAAAAAAGCATGGACAAATGAACCACCTGTTATTACTGGAGATAAAGACACTGATTCATTACTTGAAGACGAAAGGACAAATAATGAAATTAATGAAAAATAAGCAGGACGACATTGTTATTGAAAGATTAAAAGAAATATCAATGGCAGAAATAAAGAGCAAATACCCTGATAAAATTGTTGATGCGTATGTTGAGGGAGGAAGATTAGTTGTCGTTTTGGATAAATGTCGTTTAAAATTTGATGAAAGAGTACCTCAAAAAGACGGAAATGTCTACGGTGCCATTCATCGCAAATAGGAGATTACTATGGGATTCGATTTAACTGGGTTAGACCCAACAATAAACACAGAACATTTACAAGAATATAATGACATATTGAAATTATATGGTAAAGATGGATGGTTAGATTGGTCAATGGATATACCTGAAGCTACTACAGATAGGTATTTTGAATTACAAGACCAATTTAGAGAAGATAATCCAGGCAGTTATTTTCGTAATAATGTCTGGTGGTGGAGACCGTTATGGGACTTTGTATGTAATACTTGTGATGATTTCTTGAGTGAAAAAGATATGGAAAGTGGAAATTATAACGATGGTAGAAAGATAGCAAAATATAAAGCTATAAAAATCGGAAAAAGACTGTCTGAAAATCTAGCTGATGGGACTGTTGATATGGTACATAGAAGATATGAATTAGCAAAAGCAAAAGCAGATGTTCATAATAAAAAAGTTAAAAAAGAAATGGATAAAATCAGTAAAAATTGCAAAGCTAAACATGGTGATGACTTAGTACCTGCTGATTATCCAGAGCCATATCGTACTCAATGGAAAAAAGCTCAGAATAAAGAAAACTGGATATCTCACTATCCATTTAATGTAGATAATGTTAAAGCATTTGCTACATTTTGTCAACAGAGTGGAGGATTTATAATATGTTAGGAATAGCAACATATATAATACTGTTCAGTTTACTAATGTGGTTAATATGGGCAATGATGAAAGTAGCAAAGGACGAAAGAAATGAGAAATAGAGTAAAAAAACTATTAGCTGAAAATGTTAAATATCAGAAGTCTGATTTGACCTTAATGGCACGAATATGGTTTGATGACCTTAAAGCGATACATTATAGCGGTGACATAAAAGCTGTATCGGCTGTTCATTTTTTGAACTATTTAGTTGAAGGTCATCTAACTCAATGGGAATCTGCTACAAGAATAAGAAGAAAACTTCAAGCTAAACATAAAGAGCTTAGAGATGAAGATACTTATAAAGGCAGAAAAGAAGAAGAAACTAAGTGGAGAGATAGGTTCTCTCCAATGGCAATGAACGAACCACACCTTTAATAGCGATTTGTCTTTGAGTTAAGTCCTATTATTGTTAAATTTAGACCTAATTTCGTGGAGGAAATATGAAAGATATTACTGGTTTTGTTGAGTCTGCATATGCAGATTGGTTAACTGAAAAAAATACAAAAAATCGTGAAAAGTATAAAGAGCATCAAGGTATTTATAGTGCTTCATCGGCAGGAAGTTGCTTTAGAAAACAATATTTAAAGAGCAAAAATCTTCCCGAACCACCCCTTGAAAAAAGGGTTATGAGATTACTTAGATTAGGTACAATAGTTCATGAAGATATCCAAGAGAGCTTAAAGAATTACTTTAGGCGTACAGATACAAAATTGAAATTGTACATTGAACATCAAATAAAAATACCTGAAATAAACGTTATTGGTCACTTAGATGCTGCTATTTATGATAGAGAACAAGAGCATATAAAACTCTATGATATTAAAACATCTGCTTCATACAAATGGAGGATGAAGTTTGGCAGAAATAAAGAAAAGAATGGTAGTGTCAATTATAATTTACAGCTAGGAACATATGCATTTGGTTTAGGTGAAGAGCTTGAAACAACCAATATTGATATGAGCATATTATGGTATAATAAAGATACAAGTGCTTTTAGAGAAGAAAGGTTACCTGCTGAATGGATTGGTAGTGCTATTGAATATTGGGAAGAAGTAAATGACACATTAGAAGATGTATCATCTGATAATGGAGCAGAACTAATTCCTGGTAGCTATGGTACACCTATGATGAATTGGGAATGTAGATATTGTGGCTTTAAAGATATACACTGTCAAGGTATATAGTGAAACAGGTAAATGATAGAATGGTATTCCATATAAGTAAAGATGATACAGTAAACAATCTTATGATAAAGTTTTCAAACAGAGCAATAGTTTCTAATAAAAAGCATGGTGACAAAATACACGAAGTTGAAAAATCAACTGAACAATGGGTCACAGAGGCATTAGAAGAAGCTATGGATATGTGTGTTTACTTACAAAGATTATTAGAAAAAATAAAAGAAGAGGAGGCGTGGAATAATGGCTAATGATTTAGCATTAACCAATGTGAACTTGGATATAATTCAAGATTCACTTAAAAATATTACAAATCAGCATAAAAATGTCGGGAAAATAGAAACACCAAAAGGCTTAGTAAAGAAAAAAATGGGATTTGATTATGTTGAACTGTCATACATGAAAAAAATAGCAAATGAACAATTTCCTGGATGGAGTTGGACTATAATAAAGTCAGAAGCTCTAGGTACTGCAGCTTATGTAGTTCATGGCAGATTAAGATGGTTAGATAATGGTCTATGGCGTGATGGAGATATGGTGGCTGCTCATAGGATTCAAACTAAGCGTGGCTCAGAAGAGTTTGTAGAAATTGGTAATGATATTAAATCAGCTAATACAGATTGCATGAAGAAAGCATTCAATGTCTATATGGACATAGCAGCTGATGTATATCGTTCCGATGACCCTACATTAGATGATGAGCAGGCAGCTAATTTAACATCAGTGGCTTTAAGTGTTGATGATGAACAGTTTGAAAAGGTTAAATCGTTAATAGAAAATGGAACTATAAATAGTGGTAACTATAAAGCAAGTTTGGCAAAACTAGAAAGGTTGGCAGGATGATAGAAATAGATTCAAGTAGTTTTAATAATGAATTACTAGAAAGAGGATTGGTCTATTCTGTTGGGACTAATGATGGTAAAGTATTTGAAAGAATAGTATACAAAGGAACAAGAAATATTATGGGTAAAAACATAATGTGTTTTGAAACTGAAAATAAAGAATCAGTATCTATTAACCCAAGTTACTTTTCATACTCAATAGAAGATAATGGTCACTTTCCTATGCCTGAAGATTTTAATAATAACAAGGAGACTCATAATGGGTAAACTAACAGTAGCAGAAGCAGAAGCTCTGCAAAAAGAAGGTGTTTTAACAAAAGCATCTTTACAGGAAATGCAAGATAAAGGTCTTGTTTCATCTAGAACTCGTAATGAAAAGAGAGTTGTTAAAACTGCCAGTGGCACATTTGTAACGCCTCAATTCTATTTTCAAGGATTAAATGGTGCTGACTATAGCAATAAGATGACTGAGCTAAGAACAAAAGTCACAACTTTAATAAACGAATACACAACAACAATCAAAACTAATTAAGAGGTGATACTTTGATTAATATGACAGACACTGTTTACGATGTTAGCACAGATGGTATAATTGCAATAGCCCCAGGTACATATCCTGCTCATGTAAGTTCATTTGAAGGAAGAACTGTTCAAACCAAATTTGGTGAACAAAAAGTCTTCAATATAGAATTTCAAATAGCGGATGAAGTATCTAAAATGACTATCATTAAACATGGATATGTAGAAGATGAACTAATGCCAGTTGAAGATGAAGATGGTAATGAAGTAAAAATATCAGCTTCATTTATGAAAGGGAAAAGGTTCAAATCTAAGGGGATATGGTTAACAGAAAATCCAGGAGAAGGTGAAGGTTGGAGAAATAGAACATATGTTGAGTTCTTTCAAGGACTTGGCGTTCAGTTTCCCGAAACAAAGGACGGTAAAACACAATTAGCAGAAGTAGAAGAAGAAGATATAATAGGTCTTCCTGCTTTAGCTAAACTAAATAGAGAGTTCTATGAAAAAGATGGAGAGAAACGCTCTACTTGGAAAGTATTTACTGCCACTAATTGGAAGGATGGTCAAAGATTAGCAGCTGATGAAGTCAGCTCTGATGACGTTCCTTTCTAAATGCGACTAGATTAGTCGTATATACTTGAGGCTAGGTATTGCCAGTATGTTCCAACAAGGTGCATCTAAACAATAAAACAAGAGGGTGGCAGCATATGCTATGGCTCTAGCCTCATTAATTTGGAGAACCACATGAAAATAAAAACATTAGTAAAACGAGCATTAAAAAATGGATTTAAATCCAAGCCAGCTCCTGGATATAAGTATTTAAAAGACATTCCAGTGGGCTCTTTATTCAAAACAAGTAGTGGAACACGAGGAATATTATTAGATTCCAACGTTAATGCAAGAGTAGTAATTACATCAACACCTATAAAAGATAATCCTGATTCGTATCTTGGTAAAAGAATAATTTCTAATATGACAGAAATAAAGGAGATTAAATAATGGAATGGTTAATAACAATAACAGGTTCTTTAGTATGGATTGCAGTATCTTTTGTAATAATATTTTTTAGCATAATTAGTATAATAACATTAGCAGAACATTGGATTAAAAATGGCTATTTTAAAAAACTATGAAGATAAATATACAAAGGCACATAAAAGATTAAAATATATGTATAAGTATAACTATAATACTGATTTTAACGATGAAACTGACTTAAAAACCCCAAGAAAATATAAAAACAGAAAGAGGCTTGACAAAGAAAAAGTGTATTGACTGTTGGCAAACAAAGATACTAATTAAACTTTGTAAGATTGAGCATCTGATACAGGTATGTGGCAGGTGCTCTCTCTTTCTAAACCGAGGAGGAATCATGAAAGAAGAAGATAGAAATCTCCACGACTGGAGAAAAAGTCCTAAAGGGAGATTCCCCTATAAAGATATTGATGACCCAAAATACATTGCTGATAGAAAAGCATTATTTGAAGAAAATGGGAATGGATGGTGGTGGTATCAAGGAACTTCCCTAGGAAAACTAATAGGAAAGAAAACTGATGCCGAACAGAAAAGCTAAAGCCCGTAAAAGGGAAAAAATAAAGAAAAACGCCCAGCTGAGTCGGCTGGGGAGAACATCTAATCAAGTTAAAAAAAGGAGGCAGAAGAATGCCAAGAAAGAAAACAAATGAGTAAAATGGGACAAATACACGATATGGCTATGAACGAAAAGACAGAAGAACTTGAAGATTATTTTCAATTATTAGGATGGAGACCAGGAGCATCGGTTGATGGAGCAAAATATTTCATAGAAGCAGCTAAAGAAATAAAAGATAAAGAAAAAAAGCCACTGTTTAAAGATATGGAAGAAAGTGACAGTACTTAATTATAAATGTCCATGTTGTGGATACACTAAAAAATCATCTAATACTTTTAACCCATCAAGACTAATAGCAAAACTAAAAAGAAAACGCTCAAGATTCACTAAAAGTATAATGAGAAAAGTTGTTAGTAGTATAACAACAAACATCCCAAGTGAAAATGATATAATAAAAGAATATTATTTTTATCAAGGGGTATCACAGGTTTCAGACGAAATTGTAAAATATGGAATTCAACAATATCTAAATGGTAATTATTACTATAAAGGTAAAGGGTTTAAATATTTAACACAAATAATTCTGAATCACAATTCAAATAAAGATAAACAAAAACAGTTTGAAAGACGGATGATTGGTAAGCCACCATCTGTTGTAAAACTAAAGGAGGATTAATGTCAATTGAATCAACGTTGTTTCCCGTAAAAGAATACCCTGCTAACTTTGCTTATAATAGTGAAGCTGGCATAAGTGATGTAAATGTAAATACAGGTTATAAGTTTATAGTACGAGAAGATACTAACCAGGTATTGAGCTGTATGACAGATGAATATAAGCTAGTACCTAACTCCCAAATAGTAAAGGCAGCTGAACCAATCTTAAAGCAGCATAAAGCAAAATTACGAGAAGCAGTTAGTTTAGGCGATGGACAGCGTACAATATGGAAATGGTCATTACCAAATTCGCTAATAGAAATTAGTAAAGGCGATGAAATGCATCCTGAGGTCATAATTAAAAATAGTTATGATGGAAGTTTGCAAGTTCATATATTGTCAGGTGCTTTTAGGCTAGTTTGTAGCAACGGTATGATTATAGGTAATATAATTGAAAAGTATAATTATAAGCATAATATTGGAAATGTCAATTTAGATAACTTAGAAGAAGTAATCGTTGATGTCATTGAGAAAACAGAAGAAGAAGGCAGACAACTACCATTACTAAAAGATACTAAACTCAAACAGTCTCACATAATCAAGCTTATAGAACTCTTCCCTTCCACAATGTCAGTGTTCATTGCACGGTATATGATTGCAAACAAGCCAAAAACATATTGGGATTTGTACAATGTTGCTACATATATCAATACACATAAAATGAATAGAAAATACAATACAACCCACCAATTAGAAAACAAATTGTATTCATCAGTAAAGAAATGGGCTACTGCATAATAGATGTCATCATTCAAATGGTCTGACTGCCCTGTCATAATACCCTATTATGGTGGAAAATATCAGCTAAGTAAGGTTTTAGTACCTATGATACCAGAACATAAAAGATACATTGAAGTATTTGCAGGCGGTCTTTCAATGTACTTTAGAAAAGTTAATGCAAGCCTTAGTATAGTAAATGATTTTGATAACGATATTGCAAACTTATACCATGTTATATGTGAAGACTTTGCTGCATTTAAAAAATATTGCAGAATGATACCTAAATCAAGACATCTGCTTTATAATTTTAGATTAGAATTAAATGATAAACATATGGGAGAATTTCCAGATTACAAAAGAGCAGCTAAATACTATTATATAATAATGAATACTTTCAACAACAACTATTTCTGTCCAATGTCAAAAGAAGATGATTGGGACACAGATGTATTGGATTTCATGCATTACGGTAGAACTAAACTATTGCACACAGTTATAGAAAATCTTGATTTCAGAGAATTACATAAGCGTTATCCAGTCAAAGATGGTGATTTTTGGTACTATGACCCTCCATATATAAAGGCAGGAGAAAGAAGTGATTACTATTTTCATTCATTTAAAGAAAAAGACCACGTAGAATTGGCAGAATTAGTTAAAACAATAGACAAAGCAGGTGCAAACTTCATGATAAGCTATGATGATAGAGAAATAGTAATGGAACTGTATAAAGAATTCTTAATCAAAAAGATACCAGTGAAATATTCAGGGCAAACTCAAAAAAGAGATTATAAGAATGAAATAGTAATTACTAACTACGAACCTGCTAATCAGCAGATGAGTTTAATTTAAGGAGGATATATGGGACTAAAAACATTTCCCAATTCAATAGAAGCAGAAGAAGCTGTTATTGGTGCTATTTTATTAAAAGGTAATGAAATATTTAAAAAATGTAATGGATGGATAAGAGATGGAGATGCATTTTATAACAATAAGACAAAGCTAATTTGGGAAGTTTGTAGTGAAATGCATAGAAATGGTGAAGCAATAGACACTGTTACAGTATCTCAGAATTTAAAAGACAAAAAAGATATGACATCAAATTCAAATCTAGATATGTTTTATTTAACAGGATTACCAGAAAAAGTACCAACAGTCGCTAATATAGAACATTATGCTAGGATTATTTGGGAAAAGTACATCAAAAGAGAATCAATAAAATCCGCACATAAACTTTACAGTACAAGCTTTGATAAACAAGAAGAAAAAGCAGAACAATTATTGCATGAACACGCAAGATTAATTAATGAATTATTAGAAATAGCACCAAGTAAAAAGAGAGATATATCAGAAATTGTTAATGAAACAATAGATACTCTTAAAACAGGTAAGAATATTATAAAGTTTGGTTATGCTCCATTAGATAATATAGCAGGTGGGATGACTAGGAAAGAAATAACAGTTATTGGTGGTAGACCTGGACATGGTAAGACGACACTTACTACTAATCTGACGATAAGTTTGCTAAAACAAGGATATAAGGTGATGCTTTTCAATCGTGAGATGAGTAACGCAGAAATGATGAAGAAGTTCTTTGTTATGGAAAGCGATGGATTATCATATCAGGATTTGCGTGTAGGTGATATTGAAAAAGGCAGAATAGAAACTATTGAACTAATGGCAGGTGATATTAAAGAACAATTAAAGAATTTAATTATGTATGACGATATAAGGACTCTAGATGATGCAATAAGAGAGATACAAAGAGAAAAACCCGATGTTGTTATCGATGATTATATACAATTAATTAAAGTCGCCAATAAAAAAGGTAAAGATAGAAGATTTGAAATTGAAGATATACTAACAGAATATAAATGGGTGTGCAAAAAAGAAAATTGTAGTGCTATACTTGTATCACAATTAAATAGAGAAATAGAAAAACGACTAGAGCCAAGACCTAAGATGTCTGACTTTTCAGAAAGTGGTGCTATTGAGCAAACTGCTGAGACAGCTCTATTCGTATTCTATGGTTACAACTTCGATGATGAAAAATATGACAAGAATGAAATAGAAGTAATATGCGATAAAGCAAGATATGGTAAAGTAGGTACATATGTAATGGGATTCAATGGCAGTAAATGCAAGTTTTATGACAGTGGAGACATGGCAAGAATGGAACAAAAAAGATTGAAAAATAAGAACACAGTTAAAATAGACAGTTCGAGAGCAATGTTCTAATGGATGTTACAACAGCAACAATAAAATTATCAAAAAACGAAATAGAACAATTAGTAAAAGCAGTTGTATTAAGACTAGATGTCGGATATGCTTTAGGAAAAGATAAAGAAAAAGAATCCTACAATAAATTAAAAGAAGATTTGCTTAAAATTGGCAAACAGATAATTGAAGGTGAGCAGATAAACGAAGTAAATACAAATAGATTATAATGAGAAAAGCTATAAACAGAACCAAAGGAAATATACACATTATAGGCATAGACCCTGGTAAAAGTGGAGGAATTGCAAGGATAATAACACGAGATGAATATACAATAGGCAAACAAGAATATTGGACTGCATACAAATGCCCTAAAACAATTAATGAAATGACAGATATACTTAAAACTTTTAAGACGTTTGCTATAAAACCTAAATGTTTTCTGGAAAGTGTACACGCATTCCCAACAGATGCTAGAAGCAGTGCGTTTAAATTCGGTATGAATTTTGGCATCTGGCAGGGAATATTATCTGCTTTAAATATAGAAATAGAATTTATCACACCTCAAAAATGGCAAAAACACTTCGCACCATTGCCTAAAATCAAAAAAGATAGAAAAAATAAATTAAAACAAATAGCTATAGAAAAAACACAAATTAAAGCTACGCTAAACACAGCTGATGCTTTATGTATTGCGGTATATGGTTATGAAAACAGCATTTAGAGTAGGATTAATTATGTTACCATTTATTCTTATATATACAATAGTAGCTATTATACTTAGAATAATTTTTAATTAATCAAGATATTCTTCAACAATCCAACCTATACCTTTATCAACAGGTCGACCAGGAATGTAGTCGACATCTTTCGGCATGATGGGGGAAAGCGATTTTTTGATATTCCTTGCCTTTTCCTCATCATCCGAATCCTTTAACATTGACAATAATAGTAAAAAATTATCATATGTCCATGTCACCCCATAGCCAACCATAGTTCTTCTCATATAATAATCAAATAAATCTTGAATATCATCATCATCTTCTCCCCAACCAAAAGATAATGCTAGTAATGTATTAGGAACTAAAAGTGATAAAGATATTAAATCTGAAGTCATGCCCCCAAGAGTCCTTACTCCAGGTAATGCATAAATCGCATTCCTAACTCCAGGAACATATTTAGCAGCAGCAAATGGCCCGAATACTATTAAATCAAATATAGATGTAAGAACACCTTGTATTGCCATCCAGCTTCTAAATGTAGCCACTTCAGGATGTGTTGTTCTTAATTCAGTCTGAGGATATTTTCTATACCTAAAAGTCATACCTAACAATCTAGTCATAGTCTTAACAGATGATTCCTTTTCACCTTCCTCCGTTGTTTTTTGCAACTGTTGAAAGGCTGAATTAAACTTATCTAAATCAGCCGCAAATTTTTGCATACCAAAATACTTAAATTTTGTTAAAAATGCTCCTACCTCACCTCTACTAATTTCACCAATATTTTCACGACCCACACTAAAAGCAGTTAATTGTACATATTGTCTACCAATCTCTATCGCAGCTTCTAAATCTGTTCCTTCTAATTGGTCTAATGGAACTTGAGGTATTAAATCAGCTTCCATAGCAGAAACAATTCCTGCCATAAACTGCCATGTTCTTAATTTTGTCTCGGTTACTCCCATTGATAAATTAAATTCTCTTTGCAATTGCCCCCAACTCATCCATGTTCTACCCCAAACCTTATATGGAATATTTTTAACAGTTGCTTTCATATCGTACTGTTTTTCAATAGCATAATTTGCAAAAGTATTAACAAACCTTTTTACCTTTTTCTGTCTTCTTATTTTTTGTCTTTTCTTTATTCTTGCACTAGGCGATAATTCACCTGCGCCAGGAATGTTCTCAGCTTCTATAATTAGATATTTCCTCAATTCTCTTAAAGCTGCGTTTTTATTTTTTCCACTACTAATATCTTTCCAATATTTAAGTATAGCCATAACAACTTTATCAGCTTGTTTTTCAGTTAAATCCATATCAGTTGCTTTTTTAACCAAGCCTTGCTGTATAAATTCACTAAAGTCTACAATCCCAGATATCCTAACCAATTTATCAACTGCTTCTTTCTGTTGATTCATGATTTTTCTTGCTTTTTGCATAGTTTTTATACCAAGATGAAAATATCCTTCTTGTATTGCAGTATAGTTTAAAATAGCCGAAGAACCTCTTCTGAGGTGCATACCTGTAATCCAACTATTAAATGTTCTTATCTTTCTAGACAAAGTATCAGTAGAAACATTAACAAGTGGTACTTTATTAAGGAATACTGTCACATTTGCTAAATCAATAGGAACTCCCATAAAGCTAGACCTAGCAGTTGGGTCATTATTAATGCCTTTGTATTGAGAAACTATCGCATCTTTAACAGAGTTAGACTTAGCCATTCTTAAAGATTTTAATAATTCAACAGAAAGTTTATTTCTTTGCAACCCACTAAACATTCTATTCAGATATTCTGAGTAAACAAGCTTATCTGCCCTTTGATTCCTAACATCAAATGAGTTTGTAATTCTTTTTAAAGGAGCAACATCTCTCGCTAGTGGCACTATATTACCTTTAATATCTTGAGGATACTCATCAAATCTATCTCTTATCATTTCCATTCTAGCAAGTTCACTGTATAAAGACTTTTCTTCGTTTTTAGCTTTTCTGTAAATCTCTTGAAGTCCCATATCTTTTTTATCTGACATATAAGCTGCTCTAGCAGTATTTAATTTAGATTCTGCTGTCCTATGTCTAATTTTAGCTTCATTCAAAGCCTCTTCCCACATAACATTTTGAAAATAATCTTGATTATATATGATAGGAAACGTCCCTGTCTTCTCTTCAAAGCCCTGCATACCAAAAAAGTAAGGGTCTAATATAGAATAAGAGCCAAAAGCATCTACTATATACTTTAAATCGGCTTGTTGTTCTTTAGATAAATTTTGAAATATTTCCTCTTTTTCAACGTTTCGAGATTCCAATAAAACTCTGATTTCATCATTGTCTAATCCTGGAAAATATTGTTTCAATTCAATCATTAATTGATTATGAGCTTTCTCAAACTCTTTTTTAGCATATCTAAAAACTTCTTCATGGACTCCTATTGCCTTATCATATAGGTCTGTTATAATATCAATATTATCCTTGCTTGACATAAACTGTTCAACCATTTGGACATAAGTTTCATCTATAAAGAAAGACCTATGAAACCTGTCCCTTTCACCTTTTTCCTCTCTGGTTAATTTTCGTGTTTCATTTCTCTTTTTTAAATATTCCCTAAAGGTTACAGGATTTTGATATTTATAAACATAATCACCTGTTGACTCATATGTTAACCATCCACCTTTGTCATCTGGAACTCTATCGTAGGTTGAATGAATCATATATTCCATTCTACTTTTATCCCAAATAACCCATCCTGACAATAATCTATTAAAGAAATCAATAGCTTTCTCATCAGCATATTCTAAACTCTCTCTAAATTCCTCACTTAAAACATCTGGTCTAGAAGCAAAAGCCTCAAACATCTCAAATACTTTATTCATACCATAAGTTCTAGTCTTAGATAGCTTATCAAATGCAGTATCTTTAAATGAGTTTTTCTCCAGAAACCTGTTAATATGTTTTGTAATATCTGATGTATAGCTAACTATACTTTTAGCCATATTATATATAGCCCCACTTGCATCTGATTTCGCAAGTCCCAATGCAGTCGAAACTTCTAATCTAAATTTCCCAAGAACACCTTTTAATTTTTCGCCAAAACCATTTTCAACTATCTCAGATGCTCGATTGTATAAAAACCTTAAAGAACCCAAAGAAAGGGATGAATAATTAAAGCCACCCATTTGTAAATGGATAGATTTTAAAATCTCATTGGTTGGGTCATAGCCTTTATATTCAATGCCATGCTTATCTGCAAAATCTTTAATTTGCTTTTCTTCTTTTTCATTATAGGATTCTTTATAATCAGGAAGCGTTTTTAAAAGTTCCTTACTTGCTGCAATATCTTTAATTATAGCAGTTTTCTTTTGAGTTTTTATTAATTGTATAAGTGCTAAATCATGAATCATCTCACGAATTTGAGGATTAGCCTCTAAAACAGCTAATAAATCAAGAAGTACACCATTCCTCTCTGCGTCTTTACCATACTCCCTGTTAAGAAAATCTTGCTTTTCTTTATTGGTGACTGCTGCGCCACTTCCTTGAATAATCCTTTTAAAAAACTCTCTTACACTGCCCACCATATCTCTATCTTCTTGAGACATATTTATATTATTATAAAATATTCTCTCCTCTTTGTTATCATGAAGATTTTGAGCATTCAATGTCCCCTTTTTTACATCACATGATTTCATCTAACAATACCTCTTTATATCTAGTTTAGACCTACTGATTATAGAATTAATTGGAGCTAAATCAAATTCTGAATGTTTTAGTTTTCCTGCATCTGTTGTATAGTCTCTATCCCTTTTATTAATTTCCTCATAAAGAAAACGATGATAATGTTCAAGATATTCACCCACAACGCTATTATCAATTAACTGAAGTCGTTTGGTGTCACTACTAAATGGAGGAAGAGTCCCTATTTCTGCAACCTGTCTAAGCTGACCACCAACAGCCCTATCGTATCCCTCAAGAAAAGCATATGCACCAGCTCTTTTTTCTTTATTAGTAAGCTTTCTAAACTGTGGGGAGAAATCTGTAGCAAAATTTATCATTTCCTCGTTTGTATTCCATCCATCAATGCCAATACTTTCAGCCTCTTCCATATTTTTAAACATTCTTGCAAACTGATTCCCCATTCTTTTCCCATAATCAACACCTTTTTCTACTTTAGCACTTGTCATCTCATCTCGCATCTTATCTTGCATCTGAGAAATTGCATAGACATGAGCACTAAAATATACATTTTCATTTAATATATGGGGACTTCCAGCCCACGACGGGTTTTCTTTTGAATATTTTTCCCAAAATTTTGCAACCTCAGTTGCTATCATTTCAGTAGGATGTAAAACAAAATTTGTACCTTCACGTTTAAATGAAGTTTTTCTAATAACACCAGCTAATTCTTCAAAATCTAGCCCTGAGAATATATTATTTTTACTATCTGTAAACTTTTTCAATAAAACAGAAAGAGAAATACTATTAGAAAGAGTATGTGCACCTCGCTGATGGTCTCTGCCTCTTCTTATATCAGCCGCTGGTTTTAATTCACTTAATAAACGAGTAATAACTTGCACATCACCTTCTGTCAATGGTTTTCCATCGCTTCTTTTAAACATCTTTGAACGAAAATCAGTCATTTCATAATTCCAACCTTCCAATAAAAGAAACTCAACATTATCAACAGCTGCTTGTAAATAAACTCTTAGTAATTCACTAAATGTGTCTGTAATTCCACTCCCAGAAACTACCTTGTTGCCATCTTTCCTTTCATCTGTTATCTTATCATTTAATCCAACTAATTGTAATTGATAAGTATTTCCTTTTGATTGTTTTATTTCAACATAATTAAATGTTTGTTGTAAAATACCATAATAGAGAGCTGCGTTTGCAATCTCTGGGACAGCTTTTTGTCCCCAAGTAATAGCCTCAATTAATTTATATAAATCTTCTCTTCTGCTTAAATCATAAGACTTTTTACCTTTTTGATATTTCTTTAAATCAACAGCCTTTACATCCAACGCTTCATATGTTGATACAAATAATTCTTCCATTCTTGGAGAAAGTTTTTCTAAATTAACCTTGTCGCCATCCCCATCACCTTCTAAATCTTTAAATATAAGAAGAGGATGTAAATGTACTTGACCCTGCCTATTATGAAGCTCTTTTACAGTAACCATATTAGCTCCACCTAAATGAGAAACAGGCGAACGAGTGATTAGCATTTTATAATTAGCAGTTTCTAGCCATTCATTTATTGCATCCATTCCATGTCGTTGAAGTGTTTTGAAATCTCTCGTATCATTATGACTATCAGAATCTTCCATATAGGCTTTAATAATATTAGAAGCATCTTGTATTGAAACTCTTGCTTCAAGATATTCTAATTCCCCTGTATAATCAACAAGAACATCTCCCATCATACCTGGCTGTCCTTCTAGACCAAGAGCTGGAAGGTTTAGTTGAGTCTGGACAATTTTATCAAGAAGAGTACTTCCAAATTTATGCATACCCAAACCATTTTTAAACATTTCATGAGCAACATCGGGGAGAGCATTAGGGCTCGCAGATAGCCTTCTAAAAAATTCAGCGATATTTTGTTGAGCATTTCTTCTATTTGTAGCTTGTCCTAATAAGAAAACTTTTCTTAATTTTTCTCTTATCTTTGGGAACACCCCTTCTTTCCAAGCCTGTAATATTTCCTGATTATGCATATAGTTATATAATTGCATAACCCCCTTTGCCGAATCGTGGGTCTTATCTTCCATATTCAGTAAGCCAAAAGCTGTTCCTGGGATTGAGAAATTTCTTCCAGCACTAAATTCCCCTCCAAAAATCTTAGCTTCATCATCTGTTAATAAAACATCAATATCTTTACCTTCAGAATCTTTTATATATCCTGCTGCATCTATTTCAGCTACTAATTTTTGATTAGACTTTCCATAGTTTTCATAAATCTTAACAGGGTATGGGGGTCGAAAATGCTTGTGCTTTACAAATAGTTTATCAAGGTTTTCATTTATCGTCTGAATTACTGTTTTTACCTTAGACGTTCCAGGCTTCATACCAAAAGCTTTTATCATAGCTTTAATTAATCTGGTGGATGTTAAAGAAGAACCATCTAATCTATATTTTTTATTTCCCCTAGAAACCTCATATAACGATTCTACTTCTACCTCTTTTCCATCTCTTTCAATAACAAAAGATGCTTTATCTTTATTAAATATATGTCCGACAGCAACTGGCATATTCTTAGAAACAACACCAGGGGTCAATGGGAGTTTTATCCTTTTAAAAACCTTTTCCCCTTGCTCTTTTAGATAGCCAGGAAACATTCTTTCCATAGCCTCATGCCTTGCAATTTCCTCTGCTCTAAATAAATTTATATCAACTCCCTCAATACCTTCAAATCTAAGTCCTAAAAAATTATCAATCTGTTTTTTGGTTAATTCTTTATCATCCCAATAAGCCTCTGCATTTTTACCATTCTCAATATGCTCTTTGGTTAACTTAATAATTGCATATCTTTCTTTTTCACCCCTATTTAGTACAATCATCATTCCTTGTTTTCTTAACGCCTTTTGAAGCTTAATTAAATCTTTCCATTTAAAGGAATCATATTTATCCTCTAGACCGTAACCAAATTGTGTTCTTATTTTTATATCCTCACCATGAATCCAGACTATATCTGATATATTTATATCGTTCTCTATTAATGTTCTTACTTCATGAGAAGGATTAGTCTTGCCCCCAGTAACTGGCCCCTTTTGAGTTATTGTAAAACTTCCATCTAATTCAATTAGAAGTTCATAATGAGTTTTATCCTGTTTTTCTGATTCTTCAGTCCCTACTTCATTATTAGTACTCGACCTATTGTTCAAACTGTTGTACAGTCTTATAGAAAACATTTTCTTTGTGTCTGTAAAGCTTTCATAAGGCATTCTTAACATACTTGCAACAGCTTCATGAAAAGTTTCAACATCAGAGTTTTTTGATTGAAATACTAAGTAAGATATATCTGTATTACTAAACACACCAAGACCTCGCACTTGAGTAAAGCTGTTTTTCGATAGAACTTTTAAATCTTGATTTCTATCAGAAATAGTCAATAATTGATTTATCTCTTCTGAAAGGTCATCAAAGTATCTTTTTGAATCATCCATTATAATTTCAAGTTGAATATCTCTAGTTTCTGAATTTTCTGGATATTTCCTATCAATCAACCATTGTTCTAAAATTGGTTCATACAAGGAGTTCATATCTTTTTTGTAAAGTCCCTCAAGATAATGAGTTATTAATGCGTGTTCTTGCTCAATGCTTACTCCTTCAGCTCTATACCCTTGCTTTGTTGAATATGACTTAAAAGCTCTATAGCCATTCTCAAAAGTATTATATACCTGCACCCATGTACCTGAGTTCTCTGGTATCTCCTGGAGTCTTTCCTTGCCTGTCTTTTGAACTGTTTGCTTTGCTATGCTATCTTGATAAAACTTTTCAGCTAAATAGTCCCCAACCTGTTCTTTCTTTATATTCCCAAACGCTTTTCTAATACTTAACCAAAATTGCTTTAACCAAATACCAATTCTTTTAGAAATAGACTCTACTTGTATTCTATTTGCATAATATTCACCTATATATTGAACAAGTCTTTCTTCTGCTTTTTCTAAAGTATCTCCCTCCATCATAAATTTTTGGATACCTTTTTGGATAATAGGCATATCTCTTAATAAATCAATATATATATGTGCATATTCATGTGGAATCGTATCAAGCGTCCCCCTTGTTAAGCTCCAATAAGCAATATCATCTATTGCTTTTCCTGCTATTTCCCTACCATACCTATCATAAACTCTCTCAACAGCTTTTGGGGTAATAAATGGAAATTGCTTTTTAAGTCTTGATGCTATCTTAGCAGCTAATTCTTTATTATTATCTATTCTTTGACCTTCAGTAAATTCTTGTAATTTCTCATTTGTATCATTATTCTCAATAGCACCTTCTCTATTGATAATATGATTAAGTTCTTCATAACTACGACCTTGCCCAGGTTCTATTAATTGATGTGGTATAACTACTTTTTTAGCTGCCCTTGTAATTGCAGTATAAAGCCACCTAACCCTATTCACAAGGTCTTTGCCAAAATTCATTTTTTCAAGTATATACACATTATCCCATTCACTCCCTTGAGACTTATGGGCAGTGACAACATATCCATAGGTATTAATATTGACAGTGTTACCTAACTTAAGTTTTCCTTTTTTAGTTTGCATCATCCAATTTTCATATTCCGAGAAAAGCATTCTTCTATCTTCCTCTGTAATCATTTGACCGTGCAAAGATGGTTCTTTCACATCAGGTGCAAAGAAATGATTTTCACCTTTTGAATTTATATAGGGATATAAAGTAACAGGCAACTCTTTCCATTCCATTTGATTGGTTTGATAATTCCACACTTGTTTATTATAATGGACAACAATTGGGTCAAAAATTTCGCTTACCTCTCCTTCGTTCTCAAAAATTTCACCATTTTTCCTTCCATGTTGGGCATTATTAATAACTATTATTCTTTCATCGTCTTGTATAACTTTATCTTTAGCTTTACTCCCATACTTTCTATTCCTAGTTCTACGATTTTGTTCTACTCTTGAGTCATTTGTAGCAACAATCATAATAGAATCTTCACCATCTATAATATCCTGATAAAATTGCTCTTTCACTTCATTCCTATCTAGGATAACAAAATCATCTGTTGATGACTTTGGAAGCACTATCTCTTTTTTTATTCTTAAAGCAGTAGCTACTTTTATAATAGCACTTTCAGCTGCTTGGCGAACAACCTGGGTAAGCTGTATTCCTAGCTTTTTATGACGAGCCATTAAATGAGGGTCACCGCCAACAGGGGCTAACTGAAATCCATCCCCAATTAATATAAGTTTAGCACCAGTACTTAAAATAACATCTTGTAAATCTTCCCAAAGCTCTTCACTAATCATTGAAGATTCGTCAATAATTATAAGATTATTTGAATCATAAGTATCAGGCTTTAATTCCCATTGACCAGTTGCCTCGCTTGGCTCTCCATAAAGCATACTGTGTATTGTAGAAAAATTACTATCATATCTGCTTCTCTTTACACCATCTATTGTCATTACAGACTTTTCTTTTAATCTCAATACTGCCTTATTAGTAGGAGCAATGACATCAATAGTATAGCCATTTCTAGAAGCATAGTTTACAATGTTCTCAACAATTGTTGTTTTACCAGTCCCAGCATAGCCAGCAAAAACAAAAGGCGTATTTATACCTTCTATTTTCTTCCCTACTCTAGAAAGAAAATCTACTATTTTAGTTAAAACATTTTTCTGACCACTTGTATAAGTAAAACCATCTGAATCGATTCTGTCGTTAAGTATGTTATTATCAGGATTCTTTTCAAATTTCTTCTTAATAATTTCATCATCAATAGTAGGCTCTGGCTCATTTGTTTTCTCTTTTAGATTTTCTTTAGACTCTTCAACCTGATTTTCAGGTTTAGACTTTTCCATCTCAGCTTCCGCTTCTTTTCTATCTCTCTCCTCTAATCTTTTTTGGGCTTTAGCCATTTCAAGAACATTTGTTGGGGTATGTCTAACAGTCTTTTCTTCTGCTGCGGGCTTTTCATATAAAGCTTTTATAGCAGCTTCGCCTTCTTTAGTTATACCAAAAGGTCTTAATTTTGATTTAGGTCTTGCTCCTATTCCTGCATAATTATTAGATAAAACGGGTGCTTCAGCTTTTACAAATTTTTTCCCATCCCACTTATTCCATTCATTTTTAGCTAAATTAAAAACATGAATATCTTTTACACCTAAATCAATAGCCATTTGAACAGCCCAACCTGTTCCACCTTTTACTTGAGTGTCTTGAGTTTCTAAATGACCAACTGCTACAACTTGGTCTACATCTTTAACTTGATAATAATTTCTTCTAAGTAAATTTCTTACATCCTCCTTTTTTGGAATTTTTCTTTTTAGTGTCTTATTAGCCTTTTTAAGAAATGTATCAGCCTTCCTTAATTGCTCTGGTAATAGCTTATACCTATTTTTACTCTTAGTTATATGACCCTTAAAAGAAAATGCTTTTACAACATGACCTGCTGCTTTGGCAAATTTCTCAAATATAGTATCAGCTCCCTGAGCACCCCCAGAATGTAAAATAGGCTTACCTTTAGGAATCTCTTTAGCTTTTTTAGGAGAAGTCCTTTCTAATATCCTTGTCAAAGCAGTGGCTTGGTTTACGCCACCTTCTTTAGAAAACATATCAGTAAGCTTCTTGCCTTTAGACTTCTCTCTTAAATCTTCTATTAAATCTGGGTTTTCATCTGCCCATCTGTCCCATAATGCTTGATACTCAGCGTCTAAATCTTTATTTTTATCTTTAGGGGCTTTCCCTTTCCCCTGACTCATTGATGCATATCCCTTGACGTTTACTTGATAATGATGCTCAATGCTTTTTCCATCAGATAATATTGCATTAAAAGCAGAGAATCTTGCGTCACCTCTAGTGGTAACTTCATAAGTTTTCTTTTTTGGTAATTTTTGATGAACTTCTTCTTTTTCATCTTCAAATAATTCTGGATGTTCTGCTCTATCGTGGGCTTCTACAGCTTCTTCTACTTTTTTAGATTTTTCTAAATCATCTATTTCGCTTAATAAAGCTTTTTTATTTTTTTGCTTGACATTCTCAATGCCTAATCCCTGCGCTCTTTTTCTTAACTTAGGAAGTGTTTCTGGCGTTATATCTAATGCACCAGATTCTTCCTCTTCTTGAGTTGGAGGTTCATCAACAATTTCATCTTTAACTGGTTCATCTGTAATTTCATCTACTCTATTGAGTATTGATAAACTGGCTTTTTCAAGTTGTGTTGGGTCGCCTTCATCTACAGCTGCTATCCCAGTTTGAAGTTTATCTATTTCTTCATCTGTTAAATCATCAACAACCTCATCATCTACCTTTACAGTAAATTCTCCCTTACTATAATTTACCTTTACTCTATCTAATCCTTTTTTAGTAGTTTTTTTCTTAGGCTTTTTTTCTTTCTTTGGAGGGAGTTCAGTCTCTTCGGCTTTCTCAACTTTTATTTCATCAGTAATGTCAAGAGCATCAGCTTCTTCGTCTATTTCATCTACTATCTCATCAGATGGAGCTTCTTCTATTAGAGAGTCTTCGTATAGCTTTTCAAGTCTATCAACATCTACCTCCTTATCATAAGCCTTAATAAGCTCGAATAAATCAAACCTTTTATTTTCACTCATATCACCGAGTAAGTCAATATTCTCTTCTAAAGCCTTACTTATTTCATCAGCAGCGCCTTTGGGGTCATCTCTATATGATTTTTGAAGCTCTTCAGCTATTTCTTTTTCCTCTGGAGTCAGATTATCATAAGAACCTATAAAAGCACCCAAACTAACTCTAGCATTAGATTTAGATATAGGCTCAGCTTCCTCTTCTGCTTGGCTTTTTTGTTCCTCAAATATTTCTTCTTTTACATCTTCTGAGGTTTCAGACATTACTTGTGCAATTCTTGTCTTTCCACTAAGAGCAGTTTTAGCCCCAGGCAATAACCCCATAGTAATACCCATAGCAGCCCCTGAGTAAGCAGATTCAACAGCTTCAGGTGTAAACATTTGCTTATGTAAATATTTTAATGCAGATTCAGGAACCTCTTCATATCCTCTTTTATTATAATAATTTATTAATTCAGATGTTAAATATTGACTCCACTCAGTCCCAGATTCTAAAATAGCCTGTTGAATCATTGGTTTTGTGATAGTTCTACCTGTTTGTAAAGCCCCTTGCTTTTGAAGAGCATTTATCATCCTCTCTTCAAACATTTTTCTATTCTTAATTGAGCCAATACCTAATCGCTTTTTAAAAGTACCATAGGGTATATATTCAAGTATACCAGACGCAACAGCATAAGCAGCCCCTGATATTCCAGCGACTTTATTTGCTTGTTTTAAATCAACACCCTTTTCTAATAAATATTGTATAGTGCTATTGTATTGCTCAGAACCTTCTAGCCCACCCATAGTAGCCATAGTACCAGCAGTTCTTATTTTTTCAGATGCTTTTACAAATTTAGTTGCACCAGATACTGCAGTTGAGCCTTTCTTAGCTGCTGATATAGCCTTAAAACCACCAGTAGCAGCTCTCAGTGCAGTGCCACCAATGCCATAAGTTACAAGATTTAAACCAACATCTACTGCTAGCATAGCAGCTATTGATGGAGCAGCTTGAGCAAGACCTCGTTGAAACATTTGAGGTTGTAAGAAATTCTGAAGACTGATTGGCTCATCTTCCATCCAATTTAAATAACCTTGAAGCTCAGGGTCTCTCATTCTTATTCTTGTGTCTTCAAGAGACTTTTGACGTAATTCTTCGCTATATTCTAATAAATCTTGATTCCCTGTTAGCGCAGCAAGTCCACCAACAGCTGCTGATGGTATATTTGCCAACATTTCTTTGGCTTGGAATACAGAAAATTGTGTATCGCTTCCTCTTTCGCTGCCTTTTATTTTATATAAATTAGATAAAGATTCTTTATTAAATAAATCTCTATGTTCAGGATAATATCCTAAATATTCTCTTGCTAAATAATCATCCCCAACATTAGATAATTCAGGTCGCTGCCCTCTTATAATGTCAGCGTACTCTTTTACAGTTAAATTCTGCATATAGGCTTATTCGCCTTTATAATCTTTTAAATTCTTCTTATTAAATCTTGCTTTTCTAGTTTTCAACTGTGTATTAAGAATTTCCAATGCTCTTTCTCTATTCCTCAACCTTTCTTCACCAGTCGAATCCCCCCTACCTACATTTCTAAAATATTTATTATGAATTTCTTTTCTCTCTTGACGAATATCAGACATTTCTTGATTTAATACCCCCAAAGAAGACTTTTTATCATAAGTATTAAAGACCCAATCTAAATCCCAGAACGGAACTTCACCTTCTTTTGCCTCCCAAAGAGTCTTTCTTTCATCATATTCTTCTCCCAATTTAGAATATCGAGAAGAAGCTGAACGAAAATTTGCCATATCTTTCTTTAAAAGTTCATTTAGAGAATTAATAATTGGTTCTTTTTCGCCTAGCCACGCAGAATCCTCTTTAAATTCAGCATCTCTAAACAATTCACTTCCTTCGTAATTAACAGTATCTTTTTTCATTCCTCCTTGTCCTGCCCAAATTGCATAATCTTCCTTAAAAGACTCAGGTACCCAATTAGAAGCATCATCTGGGTATTCTTGTAAATCTTGTTGATACTTTAGAAATCTTGTAGAATCCTGTTTTGTATATTCTTTTTTATCTTGGGGCATCTTTTTCTCCAAACTGCTCTAGCCAATATGCTTCCCTATCGGCTCTTCTCTTTATTCTTGAACTAATATCAGTTTCTAAATCATCTTTAGATATTTTATCTACTCTTCTAATGAAACTATCCATTCCAATTACCTCCTCTAATAGATGGCGAAAATGTAGGTTTTCATCTTCATCACCTGTGTCTATTGCATGGATTCTCATATAACCAAGAGTCTTCCGACCAGCATCTGTCTCAACAGGTCTGTTATCTGTAAAATATCTAACTACTGCGTTCATATTTGGGGTTTTCTTATGTACTTCTGTTTTAATATCTAAATCACTAGCATAATCTTCATTATTAAATGTGATATGCTCATTAAAATTGTCAACACCTTTTAATAAAGACTTCATCTTATTGGTATTATCTCTATGTACATTTTTTCTGCTTTTTTCAAATTTAAAAGAATTAGCAGGCACAGAAGTAAAATTCCAACCAATTTTCTTTTGAATTGATTTATCTAATTCACTCTCAAAATAGCTTCTCATGTTCTGTGATATTGTTTGACCTTCAAGTTCTTGTTCGTCTAATCGTAATTTTTCATCATCTTTTAATGATTTAGATTGAGTATCTCTACCTGTTTTTTTATCTTCACCGATGAACTGAGGTATCTTATCTAATAATTCTTTTACTTCTTCTATATTCTCATTCTGACTAAATTGCATCAGTCTAATGGCTTCACTAAGATTTGATGTCGCTCTGTCAGAGCCGCTAACATCAAGGATTGCTTGTTTATCGGTAGTAAAATGTTTTAAAGCACTAAAGACTGCTCTTTTATCATCGTGCATCTGTATAAGAGGTTGGAAATGGTCATTAACTTTATCCCCACCAGCATCTAAATAAGATTTTCTAAGATTATTAACATTATTTATAAAAAATTGAGTATCTTTTAAATTCCATTTTCCTTCAAGCCTATCATCATCTCCTAAATCTTCTATTAGCTCTTGAACGTTTCCTAAAGATTCTTTTAAAAACGCAGATTTCTCTGCTGTCTGAAGAGCTGTGCTAAATTTCATATTCATAGCATCTATATAATTCTTTGCTCTAGGGTCACCATCTTGATTCATAGAATGAAGACTCTCCATTAAACCAGGTAGAGCTTTTTTTGCCTGCATAATCTCTTTAATATTTAAATCATCTCTTATCGTTTTATCCTTTGTATCGCCCTCTAAAAGAAACTCAGCAAATTCAGCAGCCGCAGTATCTATATCTAAAGCCTTTGATGCCCATTCTTTATCTTCTCTTGTAAGTTGTCTATTTATTGCAATATTTGGGTCTGCTTTAGTATTTCTATCTATAGCTTCATTTAAAAGTCTAAAATCCTCTGCCTCGGTATAAGGATTTAATCTTTCTTGTGCTCTAAGTTTTGCTTCGTATCTTGACCCTATAGTTTGTGGCATAATTTTTATCCTGCTTTGTAATCTGATGTACCAGTGAATTTCTCAAGAAATGTATCTGGCGTTGATAGAATGCTTGATACAGTTGTATCCATTTCATGTTCAATTTCATCTATTTGTTTTTTAGTATTTAAACTTATAGATTGTTTTGTAAAGTTTTGTTCTTGAACAATTTGGTCAACTGTATCTTCATATTTATCATATACTCTTGTTCTTGTGTTGTCAACTGCCGCTGTTGCAGATTCATCTATTGCAAAATCGCCTGATGTAATTGCAAATTCTGAAGCTTTAACTGTATCCATTAGACTGTCTTGACCAGATGTGGTAGCAGCTTTCATCATACTTTCAGACTTTGCTTGATTTTGTTGTTTAGCTAAATCTGTTTCTTGACCAACTCTTTGTTTTTGTGCATGAGATACCTGAGTAGCTGCGTCTAAAGCATCTTTAGTATCATCTTCATCAGGCCCTCCGAAAATAGCACTACCAACTTTAGCAGTTGTGCTAATGAGAAATCCTGCAGTAACAGGGTCTATAAAAGCGTATACTTGGACAAATTCAAATAGTTCAGTCACTGCCAAATCCTCCTCTATGTTTTGCTCTCATAAGATTCCCACCTCCCCATGGATGACCATAAGGATTACTTGGGTCTATTTCTTCACTATATGAAAAATCATTAGTTGGATTTATATCATTATTCTTACTTTCATCTAACATAGTTTTTCTATCTGTAGCTGAAGCATTATTAAATTCTTTTGTGTTCATTATGGAACTCATTGGTCTATTCAATTTCTGAGAGAATGGAAGGTTATTATTGATTAATACTTGGGGATGCTCAGAAGCTCCTTCATCAATACTTTCCTTTATTACCTCAGTAGCATTTCCAACAGCAGCATTTTCTTCAAACTTCTCAACAGGGGCAGGTGTACCATATAAAGATGAAAGTTTAGTCCCTGATTGTTTCATATCTAAAAGCGACTCTGTTACACGAGGGCTTTCACTATTTCTAATCTGACCGATTGATTGTAATTCTTCTGTCGTATATGTTCTGCCTTCTTCATTCTTATAAGTTGCCTCATCTCTTTCGCTAAAATTTAATTTCTGTGACCAATTTTTAAAAAAACTTTTATTTCTAGTCGTCTTTCCTTCATCATTTTTATCAAAGACACCTAAATTCAGTTCTTCCAACTCAACACCTGCTTCTTCCGCCCCTGTCTCAATATTTTTATTTTTAGCTTTTGTAGGAGATGTCTTTACAGCATAAGCACCAAGCAAATCATCTATCTCTTCTCCAATTATATTAGCAGCAGCAGCTTTTCCTTGTTTGCCCTTTATCGACCTTACTTGTTTGGCAAGTTTTCTTCTTGATGCAACTATACTCATTTTTATATCCTTTTATCCCGTTACTAAATTTAACACTTTATTATACATACTTTCATCTCTTTAAAATCCTCCTCCATCTTGGTCGTAGACTGTGAGAGTCCCATTCGCATTAGACTCACTTGTAACATGAATATTGCCAGCAGCACTCCCACCAGAAGTATTACAATAAAACCTTTCCCAACAATTGTTTGCCTCTACCACCTGCATCATTTCCATAAAATCTGTACTAGCAGGGCTTCCAGGTGTTACTGAGAAAGAT